AATACTCAGGCGCTTTTTTAATGCATTGAAAGAGGTAGTAATATGTCTATTGGAAATATAATTAAAAAAAATCAACCAGATGTATATAAAAAGTTAATTAAAATAACTAATATGAGCAAACCTAATAAATCAAATAAATCTAATAAAAATAGTGATGACGATCTAACCTTTGATGATTTTGAACGCATGATGAGACATGATAGCTTTAAAAAAGTTAATGGGTGTATTAAACAAGTTGGAAGGTGAATTATATGGGAAAGAAAACTACAGTTTTACCCATAACTGATAGAGATTTAGTTAAAGATATAATCGACTATTTGTATAACTGGAATGAAATGTATGGTTTTATGTTTTTATTTGGAGTTTATACTGGCTATAGAATTAGTGATATTTTACCATTGAAGATAAGAGATTTAATTAAATTCTTAGAGGATAATTGTGTAGTAATAACAGAAAAGAAAACAGGTAATGTTAGAGAAGTTGTTGTAAACGCTGCTTTAAAAAAATCTATGAATGATTATATAAAAAATAAAGAATCATATGAGTATGTTTTTAAGTCCAATAAAAAGACTAAAGGTGTTAATATGCCTATATCAAGAGAGCATGCTGGTAGAATTATTAAGAAAGCTGCAAATAAATTTGGCCTTAAACATATAAGTACTCATTCAATGCGTAAAACTTTTGGTCTATTTATATATGAATTAAGTGGTAAAGATATAAACGCAGTACGTGAAGCACTAGGGCATGAGGATTCATCATATACAAAAGTTTATTTAGGTTTAGGAAAATTACAGGTTAATGATTTGATTTCTGAATTAGATTTTTGATAATCAAAAACGGAAACAATTTTTTAAAAAAAATATCAATGTCACGATTTAAGGTAACATGATATTTATACATATAAAAATCATTCGCATTATATATAGAAGAGATAAGTAAAGTATAAATGTCACACTCTATCAGTAACATGACATTTTTATATTATTTTATTATTAGATATATGTATGTATAAGTCACATTGATATATCAAAATAAAAGATGGGTCCTTCTGGGGCAAAAATCCGAACTGCGGTTCTCGCGAATCCCAGTTTACCTCTAGTTACAAAAAAAAATAAATGCCCGTTTCCGTTACCTATTGAAAAATCAATATTTCTGTATTAGATGATACTAAATAATCAATAAAATTACTTGAAAGAAGGTGAAAATATGAGTGATTTTGATACAAAATCCAAAACAGAAGAAGTTACTACAAAGGTTGAAGATATAAGTAGTACTATGGTATCAGCAAAAGTACTTTCTAAATTGTTTTCTTTAACTGAAAGAAGAATACGTGATTTAGCTCAAGAGGGTGTTTTGGTGCGTAGCACAACTAAAGGTAGATACAATTTAGAGCGTTCTGTACAGAATTATATATTGCACCTAAAAACAAATAAAAATATTGAAAATATAAAAACAAATCATGAGCTAGATTATGAAGAAGAAAAAGCAATACATGAAAAAGTTAAAAGAGAAAAATCTGAAATAGAATTAAAAATTATGAAAGGTGAAGTTCATTTATCGGAGGATGTAGAAAGTGTTATGAGTACAATGCTTACTAATTTTAGGAGTAAAATATTAGCAATGCCATCTAAAATAGCACCGACTTTAGTAAGTCAAAATGATGTTAAGTACATAAGAGACAGAGTTAAAGTTGAATGCATAGAAGTTCTAGATGAATTAAAAGATTATGATCCTTCAACTTTTTATAATAAAAATGTTGTAGAGGATGATGAACTTGAGGAAGACTAATGTTAAAAAGAAAACTTTAAACCTTTTTAATAAAGTATGTTCAATATTAGCTCCTCCGCCAGATTTAAAAGTAAGTGAATGGGCAGATAATTATAGAATGTTATCAGCTGAGAGTTCAGCAGAGCCAGGTAAATGGCGAACTGATAGAGCTCCATATCAAAAGGAGATATTAGATAGTGTTTCTGATCCAGATATAGAAACTATTGTTATAATGTCTTCGGCTCAAGTTGGAAAAACTGAAATACTTAATAATATTATTGGATATCATGTTGATTATGACCCTTCACCAATTTTATTGCTTATGCCAACAGAAAGCTTGTGTCAGTCGTATAGTAAAAAGAGACTTACACCAATGATTAGAGATACACCATCATTAAGAGATAAAATCAAATCAAGTAAATCAAGAGATAGTGATAATACTATACTTGAAAAAGGATTCCCTGGTGGTTATATAGCGATGGTTGGGGCTAACGCTCCTACTGGATTATCTAGTAGACCAATTAGGATTTTATTGGCTGATGAGGTAGATAGGTTTCCGGCTTCTGCTGGTAATGAAGGTGACCCATTATCATTAGCTGAGAAAAGAACTAAAAACTTTTGGAATAAAAAGAAGATATATGTATCAACTCCAACTGAAAAAGATATTTCTAGAATAGCAAAAGAATACGAGAGTTCATCTCAAGAGGAATGGTGTGTACCTTGTCCAATGTGTGGTCACTTCCAGCCTTTTGAGTGGGAGCGTATTAGGTTTAGTGATGTAACTATGCAGTGTAAATATTGTAAAGAGCATATGACAGAATATGAATGGAAAGCACAGCTTAGTAAAGGCAAATATATTTCAAAAATCGATAAGCCTAATAAAAACAAGCGAGGATTTCATTTAAATGCATTAACATCACCTTGGGAATCATGGAATAATATAATAGAAGACTTTAAAGATTCTAAGAAAGCTGGAAAAGATAAATTAAAAACATGGGTTAATACAACTCTTGGCCTACCTTGGGAAGATAAGGATGGAGACGGCATTGATTATAAAGATTTAATTAAAAGAACCCAGTATTATAATTGCCAAGTACCTGAAAGAGTTTTATTGTTAACCGCTGGTGTAGACGTACAAGATGATAGACTAGAGATAGAAGTAGTAGGATGGGGTGAAGATAAAGAGAGCTGGGGAATTGAGTATAAAAAAATAATAGGTAATCCTGAATTAAAAGAAACGTGGGATAAACTGGACCAATATTTGTCTAGTTTATTTTTTTTCTTGGATGAAAAACCAATTAGAATATCAGCAGTTTGTATTGATACTGGGGGTCATAACACACAAGAAGCTTATGATTTTATTAAACCAAGAGAAATAAGAAATATATTTGGAATTAAAGGTGTAAGTGGAAGAAATCAAGATTTTATACACAGCTGTACTACATCTAATAGAGAAAAAATACATTTATTTAATCTAGGTGTTGATAAAGGAAAAGAAGCTTTATATTCAAGACTTAACATAAAAGATTATGGACCTGGTTATTGTCATTTTCCTAAGGAGCAGGATAGAGGATATGATTTAGATTATTTTAAGTCACTTTGTTCTGAAATAAGGATTGTTAGACTTGTAAATGGTCAACCAAGATTCCAATGGATAAAAAAATATACACGTAATGAAGGCTTAGACTTAAGAAACTATGCTACAGCTGCTTTAGAAATTTTAAAACCTAATTTTGAACAATTAAAGATATTAAGAGCACAAGGATATGTTTATGATATATCTTCAAATAGCAATAAAAAAGTAAAACAAAGAAGACAGTTAAGTAAAGGAGTGTAAAATGTCTCAAATTATTAAAAAATCAACAGCTTTTGAAGAATACACAGAAGCTAAAAATCATTACGACCAATGGCTAGCTGCAGAATTAGCAGTTATTAATGGTCAATCCTATCAAATAGGAACTAGAAGATTAGACAGAGCTAATTTATATCAAATAAGAGAGCAAATCAAATTTTGGCAAAACAAAATGGATAAAGCATATGCAAGGTATAGAGGTGGTTCTTCAAAAAGGCGTGTTACTAGAATAACACCAATAGATTAGAGGTGACAAGATGGGGTTTCTAAACGGATTAGACAAGGTTATAGCAGTATTAAATCCTAATGCAGCTTTAAAACGTGTTGTAGCAAGAAAAAAACTTGATGTTATTAATACAGGTTATTCTCATCATGGAGCAAGTAAATCTAAAAAGAGTTTATCAGGTTGGTCTAGTGCAGGGGGTTCAACAAGAGAAGATATTGATGATAATCTTACAATACTTCGTGAACGTTCAAGAGATTTATATATGGGTGCACCAATTGCTACAGGAGCAATAAAAACTATAAGAACTAATGTTGTTGGTTCAGGTTTAATGCTTAGACCACAATTAGATTATGAAGTTTTAAAAATGACTAATGAAGAAGCAAAAGTATGGGAAAGAAATGTACAAAGAGAATTTTCTCTCTGGGCAGATTCACCACACTGTGATGCAGAGAGGATGAATAACTTTTATGAACTACAGCAGTTAATTTTCATATCATTTTTAATGAGTGGTGAGTGTTTTGCTTTATTACCATATATTAAAAGACCAAATATGCCATATGATTTGAGAATTAAATTGATTGAAGCAGATAGGGTATCAACTCCAAACAATAAAACTATGGACAAAAAGATTATAAATGGTGTTGAAGTAGGAGAATATGGTGAAGTTTTAGCATATTATTTTTCAAATTTTCATCCACTTTGTAGTACAAATATAGGAGCAAAAGAGTGGAAAAGAGTTAGTAGATATGGCGAAAAGACTGGCAGACCTAATGTATTACATCTTATGGAGGCAGAAAGACCAGAACAAAGAAGGGGAGTTCCAATTTTAGCTCCTGTAATTGAAAGTTTAAAACAATTATCTAGATATAGTGAAGCAGAATTAATAGCAGCTGTTATAAGTGGTATGTTTACAGTGTTTATAGAAAGTTCAGGAGAAATAGAAACTGATAATAACCCTTTTGGACAGAGTAATTTTAATATTATTGATAATCAAGCAGATACAACATTAACAGAACCTGAAGAAGAAAGTAGAGTTGAATTAGGAAACGGTGCAGTTGTTGAATTAGGAGAAGGTGAAAAAATAAATGTAGCTAATCCAGGAAGACCAAATGCTAACTTTGATGGCTTTGTTACTTCTATATGTAGACAAATTGGAGCTGCTTTAGAATTACCTTACGAATTATTGGTAAAACAATTTACTGCCTCTTATAGTGCAAGTAGGGCTTCATTATTAGAAGCATGGAAGATGTTCCGTATGCGTAGAGAATGGCTATCAAATGACTTCTGTCAACCTATATATGAAGAATGGTTAAGTGAGGCTATAGCTAAAGGTAGAATATATGCACCAGGATTTTTTACTAATCCTATAATTAAAAAAGCATATTGTGGAGCTGAATGGAATGGACCTACTCAAGGACAATTAGATCCATTAAGAGAAGTTAATGCCTCTATCAAAAAAGTTGAAAATGGTTTTTCAACACGCACTAGAGAAACTCAAGAGTTAACTGGAGGTAATTATGATGTCTA